TTTTATTGTATGCACCGTTGCTGACTTGGTGGGATAATACTTTATATACAAATTACCCTTGAGATCAAAAACCTTCTGAACTACTTCATCTTTATGAAATTTTAAATTTTGATTAGCTATTCCTGTAAAGATACTATCATACCTCAATCCTACATAACCCTCATTTAGTTCTAACGAATAATGTACAACTTTTTTACCACTCTTTATAGCAGATGCACCTATTGCTGATAACACCCAACTCTTTCCAGCACCCGCTGGTGCTACTACCACTCCTAACTCACCTCCACCTAAACCTCCCTGCATAAGTTCATTTATAACTTCCCATGGCGTTTCGACTGTATCTCTAGCCATATCTTCATACCGTTCATCTATCATGGTTTGATAGTTATGACCTATATCTCTCTCCATACCAGCCTTCATGGCTTCGTCTATAATTGATTTAATTTTCTCAAAGTCTCCATCATACTCCAGTATCTCTACTGATTCCATAATAGCTGTCTTGAGTGCTTGGTTTTTGAAAAAATCTATTGTTTTATCTTGAACAAATTCTAGATCCGGTGCTTCGTATGTTTGATATACTTCCTTCAACGTCTCTATCACACTAGTTTTGAGAACTTCTTGTTCTATAGAACTAACACCGACTTTGAATGCATCTATGGTGATTGCTTTGTTGTATTTAAGGAAATATTCTTTACTATGACGGATTATCCATTTTTTAGCATCTCCGTCATAGTATTGATCGTCCAACATATCAACTACCTGCTCTAAAAACTTCTTGTCGGTCATTAGAGATACTATGCTCTTTATTTGAAAAGCATGACCAAATTGAGATAGTTTACTAATTGCCACTCAGACCTCCAAATCTATCTAATCGTACAAACTCAATTAGCCAGGAATCCATATTAGGTATGGCTCCGTTCAATTTATCCTGCACGAACATCGTTGAAAATCTAAACTTAACCAGACGAGGTATCTTTCTGATTAGAGCTTGTTGGATATATCTTTTGTTGTGATTACTTAGGTCTACGTCATGTAGTTGCATTAACAAATAATTCCGTTTTATTATCATATGGTTTTCTCTGATCTGTTGCAATAATTTGTATTTATGCTTTGGATCATCACTAAACTTAATGACATCCTTAACAGTAAAGCTACTGTTTTCTGTCAATTGGGGAATATATTTTTTAATTGTTTTTAATCCTGCGCCCTTTATACCTGGAATGTTGTCAGATTTGTCACCCTCCAACGTTCTTAACGTAATAAAGTTCTCTGAAGATACACCATATTCTTCTTTTATCTTTTCTGGTGTGTATTCTATCTTCTTTGTAGGTGACCACACTGTCACTCTTTTCGTTATCAGTTGGTAGAAATCTTTATCTGTACTCATGATAATTATTCTACTTTTTGGTAATAACGAGGTCGTCAGATATGCAATAACATCATCGGCTTCACAATAATCTATACTCATTATCGTGACTGGTAATTCCTCTAAATATCTAATAAGTCTTCCTAGTTGGAGTTTTATAGATTGTTCTTCGTCTTGAGGTGCAGTACCCCAATCTACGTTTCTATTGAATCTTTGTTTTACTCTACGGTTGCCTTTATATTCAGGGAAAATCTTTCGTCGCTTCTTAGAGCCACCCTTGCCATCAAATGTAATAATGCACCTTGTGGGTTTTATCCTATTGATTGTATATCTAACAGATTTCAAGAAACCTATTATACCACCAATATGGATACCATCATCATTCAATGCTGGATTAGCACTAAAAGCTCTAATGAAAGTGTTAAGTCAGAGACCATCAATGATGAGCACACGACTATTAACGTCTAGTGATTTCTCATCATTGATGGCATGGTTCTCCTCTAACTGCTCGAGAATGTTATTATATCGTTTATGGACTCCTTTAGAGTTCATCTACCACATCACTCGTTAGCTTTACATCATCGATACCTAAAGTTTGTGTTTGATATTTTAGAATTGATTTCTCACAAATTAGTTCATATACATATTTACGTAATTTTTCATCACCATCTAGAATATCATTCCATTCTTTAGACTGAAACTTAATATCTTTCCCAGACGGGTCGGTAAGTGTGTACCAAGCCCCTGACTGTTTAATCAATTTATGTTCCTTTAGAACTGATAACCATCCTCCATAGTCATCAACCCCTCTATCGAAATACAACTGAAACTCACTCTGTCGAAGAGGTGGTCCCAATCGATTTTTTATAACCTGAGCCTTAACCTTCATACCAATTGTATTGTTCTTGGTATCCTTTATCTGACCTGTATTCTTGAGTCGAACGCGGGTCGAAGCATGAAATGGTAGAGCTTTTCCACCACTTGTAGTCCAAGGATCACCGAACATTACACCTAACTTCTGGCGAAGTTGGTTTGTGAATATTAAAGCTACTTTTTGTCTTGCTACCATCTGAGTTATCTTTCTCATAGCCTTAGAGATGATAATTGCTTTGCTGGTAGCCCATCCGTCCTTCTCAAAATCTGCATCCATTTCAACTTTAGTTGAAGCGGCCGCTAAACTATCCACGAGTATAGTGACTAATTTATTTTTATCTGATTCACGAATTTTTGTTATGATGTTCTCGATAGCTTCAAAGATTTCCTCTACAGTCTCTAATTGAACATAGAGCATCTTTTTAGTATCAATACCAATTGCCTCTAAGAATTCTCTCGAGACAGCTGATTCTGTGTCTATATAGACAGCAAGACCATCTTGTTTTTGTGTGTTTGCTAATGTATGGGCTCCAAGAAGAGATTTTCCACTCCCCTCAAGTCCATTTAGCTCTGTGATTTTGCCAACAGCTAATCCACCATACGCCCTATTTGATATTGCAATGTCTAACATAGATGATCCCGTGGATATCCATCCCGCTACATCTGTTGGACTATCGTCATTATTCAAAAAGTACGCAACTTGCTGGTGCTTAAACTGCTTGTTTAGTTCGCCCGCAATCACATCTGCGAGCTCGTCATGTTTACTCACCTATTTTGCAAATAGTTTGTCGAAAGCATCATCTACTTGATCAACTGTCTTGGATGTTTCCCTAGACGGTGTTGACATTGTTGTAGATTCACTTACTTCTTCAGTGGCTGATGGATTTAAGTAGTTTGTTAAAACCACTTTTAGTTCATCATATGAAGGTTCCTTATACAACTCAGTGATTTCAGTTTGATTATTCATCAACTTTTCCATTTCAGTTCCATCTTCAACTAAAGCTGTCTGACTTGGTTTTACACGAATTGTAGTCTTCCCATACTGATTGCCTGCCTCTGCTGGAGTCTGACGTTCCACTACGATATCTCTACCAGACATTTCATCCGATATGTCACCATAGTCTGGATCTGCTATGAAACCTAAGAGTTCTTGATAAACTGTTTTACCAAAACCCCAAAATTTCACACCCTCAAACTCTTTACCTCTTACAACCACGGGAACAAAAGTTCTCATTTTTGGTTCAAGACGTTTACCTTGGATCCACTCATCTTTATCACCAGTACTTTTTAACTTACCAGCAAATTCGTTGATTGGATCTGGTCTACCGAATGATACAGGAGACATGTGTGTCTTATTGTCACCCATGCTATAATGAAAATACAATTCAATAAATGGATTGCTCTTTTCAAACCTATAAGGTACTATACGGATTTGAGTTTTACCTGCGGGTGGTTTCCAGAATGCGTCGGCTGTAGATTGAGTCTTTTGAAGCGACTGTAACCGATCTTTGATTTGTTGAATATCCATTGATATCCTCCTTATGTTTTATTATTAGTGTTTAGTTTTTATCGTTAAGCGATAACCATTGTATATATATATGTATGAAATTTTACAAACATATAACTTTTTTTAAGATAGAATAATTTCGTGCTCATCCTCGTATGTTTTGAGTATTCTCTTTACTAGTGGGTGTCTAACACAATCATCTCTAGTAAATGCCATGTGATCTACTCCTTCCACATCTTTTAATCTGTTCCATACATCATAGAATCCACTCTTCTCATATGCTGTGATACCATTGGCCTTGTACTTATCACATTGAGACATATCCCCTTGAATAATCATTTTGCAATTCTCTGATACTCTCGTCATTAATGTTTTTATTTGCATAGGCGATACGTTCTGTGCTTCATCTAAGATTACGTAACAATTCTCCAAGTTAGTTCCCCTTAGAAAATTTAGTACCCCAATTTCTATCTTACCATCATGTATTAATTTTGATGCCTTATCTTTACCCACTATTTTGTCCAATATAGTAAATGTAGATTCGTTATACTGTTGTATTTTAGATTGTAACTCACCTGGTAGGAAACCTAATTTATCCTCATTACCCACATCAACTGTTGGATTTATTATGATGAGTTTATTGTGTGGAGTACCTCTTCTCAGTACATCTTGTAGTGCTTTGTATATAGATACGTACGTTTTTCCTGTACCTGCTATCCCGTGACATAAAATCAACTGAGATTCGGGGTTACCCATCTTGTGATAAAAGAGGGCTTGATTTTGTGTTTTAAACTTTATGTTATTAACGATCTTAGGAATTGTACCTATTTGAGACTTGTATATTTTTTTTACTTTGTTTTTCATAATAGTTCTACCATTTATCCTTTGGACATTCAGCTGATTCATAATGAACCTTTACGTTCATGAAACAGCCACATTCTACACATCTGCCATCTTTCTTATTAGTATCGGGATTTGTCTCATCATACAGTAATGCCGGGCAGTCCTTACAGATCTGCCATCTGTGTTGAGCTTTGTGGGATTCACATATAACCCGTTTACCTCTGAGAAATAGTTTTAAAGATCTCCATTGTTCTACTGCTAATCCACGAGCCATATTGAGCGACGAAGGTAACGTCTTCTCTACAGCTAACATTTTTTCCGTAGACTCTATACTAAACAGTTCTTCCTGCGTAGCTGGTCTGTCTACGGTTGGTTTTGGTTTTAACACTAACTAACTTACACCTAAATGCGTCAGTAGCTTATCCAGCTTAGCCTCCAGGTTTGATAACCTGACTTCCGTACTGGATTTAGGTTGTTGAGTAGCTGATTGTAATCTCTGTATGACCGTATCAGCTGTTACTAAATTTTTTAAATGTGTATTCTGAGATGCCCACTTCTGATAGACATTCTTCCATGCAGCTAGTTCTGCAGGAGTGGATTGGGCCACTGGTGGTGCAGGTGCTGGACTGATTGGTCTTGGAGTCAACTCTAGCATTTCATCAGCTGATTTTAAATCAACTAAGTGGGAATTTTCATTTAACCATTTATTATAATTCTTAATAAATTGTTTAACTTCCTTCTGCGGAGCTTTCAATAAAGGTACTGGTGGCATACCTGAAACTGGTTGTTGTAGTGGTGGAATAGATTGACCTTCTGCCCACTTTCTTAACAAATCTTCATCACGAGAACCACATACTAAATTGCCTGAGTTGGGGTCGATCAAGAGTGGTGTTCCACACTTGAAGTTGAACTTTTGTTGGAGCTCGTTCATAACCTCTTTGTTCTCTTTATCTTCCAGATCCAACTTGAGTATGTTGTATCCTTCTTGATTGAGTTTGTCTACTACTGGTTCTACCTTTGCGCAATACGCGCATCCTGTAGTGTAAAAATAATACATGTCCTGCGTATTCATAATAACCTCTTTGTTTTAAATTTCTATAATTTCAAATATTCTAGTTGTGATTCTATTTAATCCTTGGTTGTTTGTTACCAAGATTGTGTTTTGAAAGTTTTCCCATGGGAGTACATATTTAGTATCCAGGATACCGTTGTTGAGATTCTTAATCGTCTCGTTCAATGCATTTATCGTATATAGTGTATTTGTGTGCTTCTTCCTATGAAGAGCTATTGTGCTTGGAACTGCATTGTAGTCTAACTCACTAGTCTGCTCTACATTGTATGTGCACATGAATTCTTTTGGCTGATCTTCGTTTTGAAGAACGTATATCTTACCAAATAGTATCGTATATTTCTCTTGAATTGTTTGTACGATGCTATCTAATGATGCTTTGTGCGTAAACGTACAGAGGAGTTGTGTGTTCATGTTATCTACTTTAGTGATTCAAAGAGTCTATTGTACTGGTTTACCCATGGGTTCTTGGACTCTCCCATTATATCCAAATACAAATCATCTTCTCTCGTCTCGATATAATTTGCAAGTGTCATTCCAGTGTCACCAAAATTAATCGATCCATCTTCTATTCCTTGCATGAGTATACTATGCTTGATAGCTCCATAGGGATCTTCACTAGCTTTTGGTATTTTATCAGCCTCTAAATTGTCATATATCTCTTTGACATCTTCATCATCGTTGAAACTTAGTATAATTGAGTTAAATGCTTGTTCTCTCTGGTCCGGTATGATTCCATCCGCTGCATCTGCAATGTTCTGATCCAAATCTGATCCCGTTACAGAACCATAAAGGTCATTATCATCGTCGTCTGAATAATCATAAGGATTTTCTGATCCTTTGGTATCTCGTTCACCAGGGCTTTTGTCTGAGCCACTATCTGCATCGATGTCAAGATCTTTACCCATATCATCCAATGCACTTTGAAGTATATTTCTACCCGAGCCGTCTAGGTTGTTGGAAAAATCCATAAGATCATCATCTGTTGCTCCTGCATCAATGGCACTTTGAATATCATCTATTATCATGGCATCAACATCCGGATTATCTCCAAATGACATACCTCTACCTAAGGCATCATATATTCCTTCTTCTGTACCCTGAAGAGCTAATTCTATTGCTTGTGGTTCGTTGGCTTGTCGGACTTTAGCTTGAACCTTTGGTGAAGGATTTTGAGCTGGATCGCCATAATCTCCACTCCTTGGTTTCTCTACCGAGGTACCTTTTGGTTTGGATGGCTTGTCGAGAGGTTCGTGAGAACCACCCTTGATGGCTGCCCTCATGGCATCTTTGGTCTTGAAGGAAACCTTCCGACCAGTCTCTTTGCTCTTAGCTACGAAGGCCCTGTTTTCATTCAGGATCTTATAAATTTCTGCTTCATACTTCATGTGTTATTTCCTCATTCCTTTTGATATACCGAGACCTTTAAAAAGTCTGTTATAGTTTTCTTTGAATGGTTGTTTAGATTCTAATGCAGTTCCTATTTCTTCGTCAGAAATACCATGTGGAATTTTTTCACCATATATTTCTTCAGCTGCTTGGTCTGCTAATTCAAAGTCTTCAGGATTCATATATTCAGCTTCTTTTTTTAATACGTCAGCTATATCATCTACAGTTCCACCTTTATCTTTTACTAGTTGCAAGTCTCTTGTCACGCTTCTACGAACTCTTTCATCACTAAATCCTGCTCCTCGTTCACCAGCGTCAGCAATAGTAGCTACAAAATCAAATACTTCATCCTCAACCTCTGGATTCAATCCAGCTGCTGATTTCTCAGGAGCTGCTTTTGGTCCATCATCATCAGGTTCTTCACCAGCAGGTTCATCACCAAACGGATTAGCGTCTATCTTAGGTGCGGGTTTTTTGGGCTCTTCACCACCTCCATCACCTTTACTAGCATCATATGTTTTCTGAGCATCGTCATGAGCTGGGTGGTCTTTACCTTGTTTAAGTATACCTCCAACAGTTGCTTCTTTTTCATTACCATCACCGTCTTTATATTTTATCATTTTATCTAAGACGTCATCTGCCTCGTTTAAAAGTTTGTAGAGTTTCTTCTCAAAATACATATTCTATCTCCATTGCTTCTTATATAAGTATCTAGCTTATTGGTTTGTTTTTCTCTTTTTTGCGTTACCATAATGTCCAATTCTAGGTCTGCTGAGATTTGCAGTTACTGGTTGGAACATTACTAATGTTTTTGGATTTTCTAGCTCAGCTTTAAGCTGTTTTGCTTGTTCAATAGGACTTCCACTTAAAAAAGTATAATTGCCATTATTTAATCCTCGTGCTTCTCTTTTATCACTAGCACCCATATCATGTGCTAAAAATTTATCAAACCCATGCATTGTAACATAATTAACATGATTTAGTAACCCTATCGTATTGTTAATCGAACGAGGGTCAGAAAAATCTGGTGCAAGTTCGGGGTCGGTCATAAACTTGGATATCACTTCAGCATCCATAGTGTCCTTTGGATGAGAAAAGACATCACTGAGCATCATCTCCATAAAATTTGTTTTGAATGTTGATTTTTCATCATCGGATAACTTAGTATATGCGTTTGCCATTATATTTGGCAGCTGACCTGGAGCATATTCTTCACCACCATATTGTATAACAGTTTGCTTGCCTTTTTCACGCACTACTTCAAGACCAAGTTTAGATAAGCTATCTCGTTTAAAATGGTTTGTCTCGTCAGGTTTAGCTCCTAAAGTTGCGTTGTGTCCTTTTATTTCAAATTCTTGCTGTTGACCATCTTCATCTATAAAGGCTAAATCTCCTGCTCCATTTGAATTTTTGACATTTTTGTATATCATAGCCATCATAAATTCACCCATACCAACGCCTTTTTTTTGGTCATCTTGAGTTGTATGTTTCAATAATCTCTTAGCTACTTCTCTTGGTATACCAGCTGATTCCAGCGCATCGACCATATTACCACTTCTTTCCTGTGGTAAAGGTACGTGTGTTTCCGGAGCATTTAGATATTCTATAAAAGAATCTTTATCTTCAGTTGTTACATCCTGCAGTATTGATTGTAATTCTCTAGTATATCGTTTTAATGTTTTTTCACTATTAGTAATGGTCTCACCAGTATCTGGATCAATCCCCTGTACTCTATTTCCAAAACCCTTTGCTTGTAATGCTTTATTTAGAGGAGTATATAGATAGAAGGCTTCATCCGATTTCTGCTTAGCTTGAAGACTTCTAACAGCATCTGCTGCTGATGTATCTGGGTCGTTTAGCATTGCCATCATTTTGGCTTTATCTCGTTCTTGTTGTGCAAGAAACTGTTTTATAAGAGCTTCCTTAGAATCTGCTGGAGCATCTTGTGGTTTTTTTTCTGGTGAGGGTTCTTTATCTTGCTTTGGTTTATCAGTTGAATCTTGTTTATCTATATCTGATTGTGAGGCATTTTTTTTTATAACGTCATGTTTGCTTTTATTAGCCTTTTGTACAGTATAAACGTTACCTGTATCTTTATTTTTTACTAAATCTAATTCACCTAATAGTTTTTCAATAAAACGTCGTGGATACTTCTTCTCTACTAGAATCTCTCTCAGAGTATTTACGTGACCCGAATCCTTTGGATCAGGTATCCCTGTATGTACTCTATAAGACCATTCTCTTGTTAGTTCATCTAAATTAATTTTCATGTTATACTCCAATCAACTATTCCTCTCGTATTGATCTAAAGCATCCCACATTTGACCAAATGCCTTAATGCTGATCTTGGAAGACTTGCTGAACTTCCCGGACTTTGCTATTTTAGCTAGATCCGTAGCCATTCTCTGTACTTTTTTCTTGAGCGTTGGATGATCGTAAGTTCCAATCCCCGACACCTGTATAGTTTCAGATTGCTCCTTGATTATTAGTTTTTTGAGTTTGATCACTACGAGATAGTTGTGTACATCTGTTTGAATTTTTTGTAGAAATCATTGAAGGTTTTGAGAGTCTTGGTGACTTCATTCATTTCACTACGATCTAAATCCTTCTTTACATCACGAGCAAAAGCCTTCAGTGATATCTCCAACCTGGCTATCTGGTTAGCTGCATTGTCGAGACCATAATCATGACTGGATTCTGTTAGTTTTCCTTCCTCTTTGAGTCTCTTGGCCTCTTGGACGTCAGCCAGTGTTGGTAACGGATCACCAAACTTTCTGTTCTCAAATCCAGGAGAGTTCTCTTGTAGTAGTTTTTTTAATTTTATCATTAACGTTTATCTTTTTTGCGATGCTTCTTTAAAATTTTATCCCACGTTTTCCAAGAGTTCTCCATATCATGAACTGCAGAGTTTAGTCGCATAGCGATCTTTCCCATGTGAGTGTGAAATTCTTTCACTACCTCTTCGTAATGCCGTCTATCGTTCCAATCATACATATCGGATTCTCTTGGACCAAAATCAATTGTTTCCATTTCACCAAAATTGATTCCCCATTTATGTCCATAGTCAGAAACATCACTTAGTTTTGAAAATGTAGGAAGTTTTGATTCTTTAAGTCTCTTGGCCTCCTGGACATCAGCTAAAGTTGGTAATGGATCGCCAAATTTTCTATTTTCAAATCCAGGTGAACTTTCTTGTAGAAGTTTTTTTAATTTTATCATTTTTTCTTCTTTTTTCGTTTTGGACCATGTGAATGTTCTTTTACTTTAGTTACCTTTAGTTTCTCGGCTGGTACGTCCTCGTACAACTTATTACCAAATTTAACTGTATAGTATTCAATCGACCCATCTTCCGTTAATGTATGTGTCATTACCGTACCTTCACCCAACTGTTTCTTAGTGGAAACCTTCCACTCAACGTGGGTTGCTCAATTGTGTGGTATTTCACCATTCAGTTTAGTCAGCTTAGTATATCCATCGTTCTCTTCAATGACTTCCTGGATGATCTCTCTTAGTATCTTAGATGTTAACTTCATTCATATCTCCAAAATTATTTCCTGATTTTGCTTTCATGATAAATCCTCCTTTCTGTAAAATTTCCATCAAGTCGGATATAACATTTTCTTTCTCATGTACATCGAACAAAAAACTATCATAATTGTATAAAATCAAGATAGTCTTCTTCATGTATAAGTATCTTTGAATCTCTAGAATCGTACGAATATTCCGTTCCGTCTCAGTAGCCTGGATGTAGTAGTTCAATAGCTTGTTTGCTGACATGTCATCGTAGTTCTGTTTTAAAAATCTTCTCTTGTATATGGGGGTCTCTATGAATCCATCAGAAATAAAGTTTGTCCACAATAGATCAGATAAATCCTTGACTCCTCTGAAGAACGGATTCATCTCTCCTATCTGAGGAGGTATAGTGCCGTACAGATATTTAAATGACATTGCTTTGCTCTCATCGTACGTTACGTTTCCATAATACTGTCTGAGATGTTCATGTACTGAGGTTTTAGGAAATTCATAACCTATCAAGTCCCCTAGTATTCTCACGTGATATGCATCATAATCACATTCTAATAGATAGTCATTTTGAGCTACAATGAAAGTTCTCTTCTTGGGTTCCAGAGCTGCGAAGTTGATACCACCAAAACTATTTGATGGACGACCTGCAGATGTGCATAAGAAATAATCTGTATACATTTTGTTTTCACTAATGTGTTTCTCTACTTTGGATCCAAACAATTCAATGACTTGTGGATCAACCTTCACTCCAACTCTCTCAATTGAGTATAGAGCAAGTATAGCATTGTTATTGTACTCAATGTAACTACTAAGTTGATCATCTTTGAGAAGCGAGTAGAAAGTTTCAATCCTGACAGCTACGGCATCGCAATATTCTTTATGTTTTAATAGTGGTATGACCGCATTAATATTCTCTACACCATAGTGTTTATTATACATGACATCCAAACAATTTATCCTGATGTCGGATAGATCTAGATCATTTCCTGTTAAATAATACCACATCAGACTTGCATCATATACTTGAGGAAATGGATACACGGATAGCAAATCCTTCTTGTTAGGTGTGATCATAGGAACATTCATGAGATCGTCTAGCGTTCCTGCTTGCAGATTATCCAGATGGTTGAATGTTCTGATCTCAGAAGGTTCGTTTGGTGGCTTCACGTACAAAACAGACAAGGAGTTCTCTCCATGTCGAGAATGTCTGGTAGGTGATGCAAATATAGGTATTACTATGTAGCAATCTTCTAATGTAACCATTTGTGTGTATCCGTTAAGACTTGTTAGATTGTATTATCCCATGCATAAACTTACTGAAAAGTAACTCACCAGGCAACACTTTTTCTTGTTCGTTCACTCTAGGTACAAAGAACCAAGAAATTATTCCATTGCCTCTGTATTGGAAAATCTCTATATCAGTGTTTGCCTTGATCGTTATTCCTCTTGATCCCAAAGTAAACATGGCATCGAGAACTCTCTCTAAATTTTCATTTGGTGCTCCTTGAAACGGAACTTCGTATCTACCAAAACCCAATGCTGGAAATATTTCATTACTCGACGGATCATCAATATCTATCTGCTCTGAGTTACTATCCAGTGGATTTGACGGTACTACTATAGTAGGTCCTTGAGCAAAACAATTATAAAAAATATTTACAAGAGAAGCAAATACTCTTGGTTGTTTAGGATCTAACATCTTTTTGATTTGAGATTTAGTCAGATCTGGAAAATTGTCTCTCAATGGATAGTTGAAAAGATCCAATGCTATCTTTGTTGTAAATTTTGCTCCAGTAGTAAACGGTTGTGTAGATTGTACTGGATTTAGCTGAGTTATTACATTAGTAAATGAACTCCACCCCTTTAGTCCTATAAAATCAATACCTTTCTTATCTACAACCAAATCATCCTTAGATACATATGTTATGTTTGATAATGGATTGCCTGTCCTTGGGTTAAATTTTCGACCAGGACCTGTAAGTAAACTTGGGTGAGTTGCCATTCTCCCTGATAATGTGGTTGTCCATGTACCTGGTGTTATTGTGTGAGATTGTCCAAGTAGCTGTATGACCTGTCTATCCAACCATGTACTGGGAAGATAATCTAATCTAACCATCCCTCCAACCATATTATATCCAATACCATACGTGTCAAATGATACCTCTATTGGTAATATTTTTATACCATCTTCATACTTTTCTAGTTCGTTACTCTTTTGATTTCTATCAGCAGCACTTCCCACCCCTGTTCCTACATCATCGTTACCCTCAGCCGATAGGTTTACACCGGAATCATTAGATAATGAAGCGTTACTGGTTCCAACTTCTCTGGAAGTACTCTCTGGCTTTCCCATAACTTCTCTGAAATCTGCCGGTTTTGCAAACGTTGCCTCATATGCACCTTTGTCTGCATACCCCGTAGAGACTCCATCTATCTTGAGTGCTTGAGGGATACCCCCTGCAGTACTGGGTAGATATCGTATCGAAGCATTCTCAGGAAGTGTTATTTGGCTATCATACCAATCATTAGTAGTTATTCTAGAATCCACAAGATCGCCCAGAGGAAATAAACCTCCTGCAGATCCACCCAATGCATTTATTACCTCATCAGCTATCAAGGAATCATTGGTGACCGTGTAGTTCATTGATAAATTCTTTACAATACTATTGGGAGAGTGTGGATTGAATATAAACAGTTGATCAAAAGAACTCTTTTTCAATTTAGGAAATGATAAATCTTTCAAGTAGTATGTACCGCTGGGATAGTTTCCTAATTGAAAATCAGCATTATTTGAAGTGTACGAGTCCAACTCATCTGTCAGCTTGCCTAAAAATTCTGGAATCTTGGTTGATGTCCTGTATAGAGTCGTTATAGTGTTTAAATTTATGAATATTTCACCTATTGGGATACCAATCTGTCCACTAAACATATCGCTCTCTAGAACCTGACTTCTTCCATCCCTAGACATTTTCGTCTTGTCTTCTTGTAGTTTACCTTGTGGTTCTTGTAGTAGATCTTTCACGGAATCATAATACTTAGTGTTGAAGAGGTGTTTATCCTTTGTTCGTTCTTGTGGTGGAACCGGAGTGGTGATGGTTCCTGCTGCGACTTTAATATACGCCTGAGTACCTGGGTTTGGTACCAAGATACCATCATCCGTTATATCAGGGTTGTAATTTAGATCACGATATACTGGATTTGCAGCCAATACGGTATTCAAAAGATTTACAGATCGTTCAGCAGTTGGTATTCCAATCTTTGCTACATCCAATAGTTGCTTGAGTGCTCGTCGAATTGCGTTGTTCTGTGGATCCGTTTCTATGTTGTAATTCTTGGTATTCTCATAATCTTCTGAAACATACTCTTGTATGGTTGCATTGGAGCTGTTCCACTTTTGTGGAAACTCAATGGTTGGATCATAGCTCCATCTCCAAGACCCAATATTCAAGATCATATTAGGAGCTGCTCGTTGAGCATCACTCATCTCTACTTTCTTCCAATAACATGTTGGTAATTGTGCGTTTACAAAAAATCCATCATCTGTTGTGGACCACCAGTACATTTTGGGATCATAGAATATAGATTTTAGCTTCTGAGCTGCATTTAAGAGACGTCCCCTATTGTCGATAAACCCATACCCATTATCATGGAGCATCTTTAGATCTTCAATATACTCTTCGCTAGTGGCCGGCATTAAGTTAAATGTATTAATATCAGTGGGTAGATTATTAAGATCGACGCGATTTCCATTTGAATCCCACAGATAAATTTCACATGTTGGGAGAGATGGTGCAGTATTTGTATCTCCACCGAGTACAGTTTCAAAATTCTTCTTCACCTTGAATCTTCCTACTGATGGGTCATCTGTTTGAGGTGCCTTACCTGACTGAGCTAACAGATTTTCACCTACAGTAGCCTCTAAAAAAACAGTCGTTCCTTCACCCAATCGTTCATCAAAAAAACCTATATCAAAACGATTTGGAATTCCTCCTACGTATTCATTACCCACGGTGTGGAGATATATACTGTTATTTGTATTCTCATCTATCCAAGCGTATTGTTGTTGTTGAGCATTAATGGCTTGGTCCGAAAGAGCTAGATCAATGGTAAATGATAATCTAACCATTGGTATATCATATGGTCCAGGGAGCTGATCCAATAGTTTGAATGCACTGAGGTCCGTAGTGGCTTTTTCTGGCCATGGATAATCAATCTTGAAGTGACCACTCTTGCCACCTAGTCCCGGGATGTACTCTCTCACTGCATACTCACCTCCACCTTGAAGTTCTCCAAGAATGTTACCACCGTCAACAAATTCTATATAAAGTGGTGTTCTTCCATCTCTTCCCATGATACTCACTGTATTCGTTCTGGCTTTTAGATTGTCTGTTATTCCACTAGTTGTCTTGATCTTTATGACACCGGTGGGTATTCTACTTTGTATTGTATCCCATACACTAGATTCTTCTCCTGGATCTATTTCTGCAAAATTAAATTCTGTTATTGGTGATGGTGGTGGCTCCGAGCCAATAATCATACCCCAATCCTCGGGATATATAATATGAAGTTTGTTAGTATCATCCGGTTGGTATGATGTTTGTTGATCATACAACCCATCAGTTACTTGAGTATATTCGTTTGTAGTTTTGAAAAGTGGACTATCTGTATTTCCCGTTCCGCTAATTTCACTCAAAATTTCTTCCATTACCTGAACGGTAATAAATGTGTTTGAAAAATCTAGAGACTTGTGAGGATCTGTTGTATTGATATAAATTCCAGTTGTTGCAATAGACTCCTTGGTTTTTGGAGGTGTATTATCTTTTTCAAAAGGTACTACACCAGTAGGAGATTGTATCGTAGGACCAAAGTCTTCTATCACATATTTTTTTGCTTTGGAAGAGTTGAGAGAATCTATGTTTCCTACTTGATTTTTGTGATTACCTTTAATTGTTTGAAGAATTCTATCGTGGATTTTTTTCACAAAGAGATTACTTTCATTACTGGCTTGACCCTCTGATGGGTCTGTGGGTGATGATGAATCAAAAGATCTTTCTACTAAACCAACATTTCTTCCATATACGTTTATGCTACAATCAAATGAACCATCTGGTCTAAACTCAGCACTAAAATTTCCAACCGTACCCACGATCGTCAATAGATCGCCCCCGGATGTAGTCACAAAGCCCTTTTTACCATACAAGGCATCGAACATAGTATCTCCTCTACCCAGTCCCTTGACTGCAGATTCATCTATAATGATATCTGGATTGTATAGCAAACTGGTATCCCATCCAGCATCTATGACAACTGTAGCTCCGTTTCTCAGAATATATCTTGAATAAATGTTAGTGAAGTCATGAATATTATGTACAGAAAATCTCACCACAGCTTCATACTGAGACGCCAGAGTACCAGTGATGCTACGTGAGTTAATGGTGACTGATGTCAAACCTGCTGGAGGTGAAAAGAATTCATTTGGATTCTTCTGAGACATTTTGGGATCAGGAAATATGCCTGTGCTATCGAGTTGTTGCTCGGTAGAATATATTATCTTTGAATCTAACGTATTCTCAACGTTATTACCTAGCATATACACTTTAGGTTTTGTTATCTGTGTTACTTCCGTTATTGGTCGTTCGTAGATTCTTTCTCTTCCTTGATCGTCTGTCTTTCTCACATATGACATACCAGCCTGCTCTGCTTCAATTCTTTTGTCTTCTGATGGAAATTTGTTATCCGGATAATCAGTGGATGGATTGTCGTTGGAGTCGTCTTGTTGGACTACCTGAACAGCGGTCCATAAACGTGCCATTGGTACTCTTGAGGATAAATCCGCTGCACCTCCGTATCCATGTCCCTCTCCACCTAAGACTTCATTTATAGTTGGGTTGGGTATATCGCCCACATCAAAATTAAAACTTAGTGGTTGATTTGGAGGTGTGGTGCCTCCAGCTAAAACCTGTCGAGCATATAGTTTCATCTTGACGTCTTGGGGTAAATCAAAACCGTCTAGATTGGTATTACCTAAAAACTTTTTTGGATCACTCATTTATTATAGATCGGTTGCTCCTGCAGGATCAGGTGGTATCCTCAAGGATGTCCCTGCAGGTACATTCATAGTAACTAAATTGTTTGTTCTTGCTATGAACCACCAATATGATTGATCTCCATAGTACAGAAACGCTAATTGATCTAAACGGTCACCCTCCTGTGTCACGACAAAAACATCATTGTTTGATTCTTGGACCGGAGCGTATAGAGTGGTTCTGTAAGCATTCACTGTTCCGACTCTCTCTCCATACTCATTGTTTTGATCTTTCTTTCTAATAATTGTATTGACGTATCTCTTCATGCTATACTAAATTCCCTATATTCCCAGCCACTGTATTTATTGTATCTAAATCAATGTTAGGTA